CTCTCGCTATGCGAGGCGGATCTTGGCTACCAAGAGACCGGAAATAACGACACAAAGTTTGGTAAATGGTACGGCCTGAACAATCAACCTTGGTGCGCTATGAGCGCCTCTAAGATGTATTTTGATGCCGGCGCAATCAAGTCTGTATCGGACAAGGCGAAGGGCTATGCGAGCTGCGATGCTTGGCTCAAGTATCTAACTAAGAACAATCAACTCGTGCCTGTTGGTCAAGCCCAACGCGGAGATCTAGTGTTTTTTCAATTTGATGAAGACGCTCAGCCGGATCACGTGGGAATTGTAAAGTTTCACCACAAGACTCTTAAATATTTACAAGTTTATGAGGGCAATACCTCAGCCGATAAAAAGGGTAGCCAATCAAACGGAGACGGCTTCTACCTCAAGAGACGCACCTACGCTACGATTATGGCAATCGCTCGACCTAAGGAGTAAATATGAACAAGAAGATCCAAGCAATGTTGGCCTCTTACGCTCGTTCTTTTCTAGCTGCTGCAATTGCGGTCTATGCTACTGGCGAGACAGGCTGGAAGGTTCTACTCGCAGCTGGACTCAGCGCAGTCGTGCCGGTCGCTATCCGCGCAATCAATCCTAAAGATCCTGCCTTTGGCAAGGTCGCAGATCTCGCTATGGCCGAAATAGATAAATTGGCTAAAGCAAGTACCAAAAAAACTAAATAACCTCTCAAGGTAAAAGAAGCCCCGAGCCGTTCCTCGGGGTTTTCTTTTTATGTGACTTGAGTTACGCTTTATGCATTGGAGGCAACAATGGGATTAGCAGACAAGATAAACAAGATAAATAATGATGTCCACGGATCACCTTGCACCTATCAAAAGATGCTCAACTCTATGCCGGCCGAGGAAAGAGACGCATTAAACGAAGCTTGGAAGAAAGACATATCGCAAAGAATTATCTTGCAAGCGCTACGATCCGAAGGCTACAAGACCAGCAACGAAGCAATCCGAGCGCATAGAACAGGTGTTTGTAGATGTCCAAAGACATAAACAAGATCTTGGCCGATAGGGAGACTCAATACGGATCGGCTCAATACAACTTCGCACAAGCCGGTAGAGGCTGGGGAGCGATCCTTGGCATAGACGATATACCGGCGTGGAAGGTAGCGCTGATGTTAGATTTCTTCAAGACTATTCGTTGCGTGGCTAACCCCGCTTATGAAGACTCTTGGTTGGATAAACAGGGATATACCGAACACGGCAAAGAGATTGCGATGACCGATGAGCCTTAAAGACGCACTTGAGAATATTCCTCCTGAGTTACCAGAAGAAGTAGTAGAGCTTCGACAGATCATTGTGCGCTTGCAGAAGCAACTCAAGAAAGCCAAAGAGCGCACCGAAGAACTAACCGAGACTACTCACCAAGCTGCTTATGACGCTATGGTAAGTATGGGTAAAGTGCCACCGGTCGCTGCTCCTCCTATCGATAAATCTAAAAAGAAAGCCGAAGTTGCGTTGTGGCATATGACCGACTGGCAAGGCGCTAAGAGAACTACCACTTACAACTCTGAGGTTATGCGCAAGCGCGTATTGGAGTTTGCCGATAAAGCGATCAAGATTACTGAGATCCAGAGAGCCGATCACCCGGTAAGAGAGTGCTACATATTGTTCGGCGGGGATATGGTCGAAGGTCTATTCAATTTCCCAACTCAAGCCTTCGAAGTAGATGCGACTTTGTTCGAGCAATATGTCAATGTATCTCGGCTTTGCGTAGATGTCGTAAGGGTCGCCCTAGCCAATTACGAGAAAGTCACAGTAGTTCCAGAGTGGGGTAATCACGGCCGTATAGGATCTAAGCGCGACAATGTTCCTCGATCCGATAACTTCGATCGTATGTGCTACGAGTTAGCAAAGCAGCTCTTGGCCGGAGAAAAACGCCTCACTTGGCAAGATTGCCCGGAGGATATTCAGCGAGTCGAGATAGGCAATTATCGGGCGCTACTTATTCACGGAGACGAAGTAGGCCGAAATGGATTTGCCTCACCCGGCGCTATCGTAGGCCATGTATCTCGTTGGCTATCTGGATCTTATCCTTGGCAATTTAGAGATTGCTACATAGGCCACTATCACACTCACAATGAGTGGGCGCTTCCCAACGGCCTCGGATCTGTTTATCAAACTGGATCTACTGAGTCAGATAATCGCTATGCCGGCGTAATGCTCGCTGCGAGCGCTACTCCTTCACAAAGATTACACTTCATAGATCCAATACAAGGTCGAGTGACGGCGGGGTATAAAGTATGGCTGGACTAGAAAGACCAAAGAAACTATTAACTCAAAACTCAGAGCTTCGCCCTGACGGGATCTTCAACTGGGCTATTCCTGCTCTCGCGGTCAAGTTATCTAACGGCACAAACATTAAGACTTGTCCTAACGCCGGCGCTTGTGCGACTGTCTGCTATGCCCGTAACGGCACTTACAATTTCAGTAATGTAAAAGGCCGACACACTCAAAACTTAGAATACATAATTGACGATCCCCAAGGCTGGTTCGGGCAGATGCTTGCAGAGGTTCAGCACCCAAAGATGAGCGGAAAGTTTATTCGTATTCACGACTCCGGAGATTTCTTTTCTGAGGAGTACCTGCGCCTATGGCTCAAGATAGCTCTGCTCACTCCGGAAGTGACCTTCTATTGCTATACCAAAGAGGTCTCTATGTTCAAACGAGTAGTAGAGCCTAACTGTCCGGCTAACTTCAAGTATCTCTACTCTCTCGGAGGCCGGGAGGATCACCTTGTAGATCTGGAGAACGATCGTCACGCTGATGTCTTTCCTAACGATGCCGCAATTTTAGACGCTGGGTATAGCAATCAATCCGACTCAGATCTATTGGCTATCACTTTGCCCTCTAACAAGATTGGAATACCGCAAAACAATATTCCTCAATTTAGAAAGCGACTAGCCGGCCGGACATTTAGCGAAGCCCAGAAAGATCGGTAGATGAACGAGGCAGTTAGGTTCTTGGACTTTGCACAAGTCGAAGAGATTGTAAAGACTTCTCCAAAAGGATCGAACACTAAGTTCCTATCTTCTGCTCACTCTCTTTGGTATCGGTTCAAGAATTACGACAAGACTCCGCCAATGGCCTATGAAGTCAATGGAGAGATCGTCTCTTTGATCTTTGCTACATACAATCGTGATACCTATTCCAACCTATACGAGATAGTCACAATTCAAGGTAAAGAGGGCAACGGATACGCCTCGAGAATTTGGGAGATCTGGGTAAATTACGCGGTCACAGAACGCCAAATAACTCGGCTCAAGATGTCTTGCACCCCTAGTTCGATCACTTGGCATCAGCGAAATGGTTTGCTCTGGTGGGCGGTAGATCCTTCCGGATCTCTTAGATCGGATCAGCCTTTATTTGCAACTAGATCGGAACAGTTGGCCTATCGAGATTGGGCGATAGACCACCCAATAGAAGCTCTGCCTCCGTTAAAGACTAGACAAAAATTGGCCGTAGAAGGATTAGAAAATTATTCTTGGGGCGACAAAAAGCGTACAAAGACTCAAGAGGCTATCAACGCTGCTGGAAGATCTTGGTTGCGTGAGTTTATGATCCGAGGGGATCAGTAGTCGTCATCGTCATCGTCTAGTTCCAGCAGTTCTATTTCGGTGATGTCTATGCCGGTTTCTTTAGCGGTCAAGAGAGCGTTCTGAAATAGGTTGAGGGTGCGATTAGACATATCCGTCATTTGATCCGGATACGCATTATCGGCCTCTAACTCAACGATCAAGTTGTAAAGACTTATGTGAACTCGAGCTGCCATTTTGGACTCCTTAGACCCGGCTATTGTCTCACTTCTGCACACATTACAGGCGACTCGCCGGCGTGGCAATCCTCGAGATCCGTAATCTATCGGGGATACTTATGCCCAACAGGGGCGCACAAGCGTCTCCCCAACGGAAGGATAGTTATGGCAAAGTTCGATATCGAGGCGTATGAGACAGTTGAAACTCGCCTTGCCCGGTTCTGGGAGGCTCACCCAAACGGGCGAGTTCTCACAAAGTTAGAGTTCCACGATGAACGCAGATTTATAGTTTATTCAGAGATCTACTTCGACAGAGAAGATCACACCCCGGTAGCCACCGGATACGCAGAAGAGATCGTAGGAGCTTCTCCCGTCAATAGAACCTCAGCGCTTGAGAACTGCGAGACCAGTTCGATTGGGCGCAGTTTAGCCAATTGTGGGTTTGCCTCTATTGGCAAGCGCCCTAGCAAGGAAGAAATGGAAAAGGTGCAGCGGTACTCAGAAGAGCCTCGCAAGCCAGTCAAGGAAGTAGAGCCGGCTCGGATCTATACCGAAGACGAAATAAAGAAGGCCGAGACCGCTATTGCGCTAATTGATATTGCTCCGACAGTAATGGCTCTCAAGGCCTTCTGGGAGGAGTTCAAAGATCTAGCCGAGTGCAAGATTGACGGCAGATCTATCAAGACCGCAGTAAACAGTCGCAAAAAGGCTTTGGAAGTATGAGCGTAGATCGCAACTCGGTCTCAATCGCTAAGAACGCCCAACGCACATCAGTCGCAGCAGCTCTGTCTGCCCTTCCTCGCACCGGAACGATCCGCAGAAAGGTCTATGACTATTTCGTATTACGCGGTCTTCGAGGCGCAACCGACCAAGAGGTGGAAATAGCTCTGCAAATCTCTGGGAATACACTCCGACCCTCTCGGGGATCTCTCGTCAAAGACGGGTATTTGATCGACACGGGAACTACCCGCAAAAACTACAACGGACAAGACTGCATCGTTTGGCGAGCAGTAGAAGGAGATATGTTGCTATGAGTAAAGAAAATAAATTCAATCCTCCGGTGGGCTATATCGTTACGATCCACGAACACATTGGTCGTATCCACGCGCTCGCCTCAAAGCTTGACCAAGATCCCTACGAGATCGCACAGGTTCTTGAGTCGGTAGGGCTGAGCCTCATTACAGATCCGTTTGATATCTCGGCAGACTCCGGCAAAGTAATCCTCCAGCAGAAGAACAAGAAGAACTTGGAGGTAGTTCCAAATGGCGAGTAGTTTTGGAGGTTGGAACACCGAGCGCTCTTACGACTTAGACGCGGGATCTATCTCGTTCAAGTGGGAGCAGCACTCGCAAGAGTTGATCTTCACTGTTGAGAATTATATGGGAGGCAAACTAACGATCCCCGGGATCACTTTCAACGATCTCCATATTCTCAATCACATACTTGAGGAGTTTCTTGGAGAGATGTGGAAGCCTGATGAGATCTAACTATGTTCGTCTAGTCTTCTGGTTATCGGATCTCTTTCATAAAGCGCAGATCAACCTCAATCTTCACGGCCTAAGTGTTCGGAGGAGAGGTAAATGAGTAATCAAATCATTACGCCGGAGATGATAGAACGCCGGCTCAAGGATCTATCAAAGGAAGTAGATCAGTCTCACGCAGATCTCGCTGAGGCAGAACGCAATTACTTCGAGACCAAGGCTAAGTACGAGCTATCTCTTGCTCACGCCCGTCTCTCGGTCGCTAACAAGAAAGACATAAAAGTCACAGTATCGGACAAGGCAGATTTGGCTTTGGTCTCTACTGAGGAACTACATATGAAAATGGCAACCGCCGAAGCTCTCGTCAGAGCAGCTCGAGCAAACGCCTCCCGTATCCGAACACAGGTAGATATCGCTCGCTCGATCGGTACTTCTGTCCGAACAAGTATGGATCTCACATGACCGAACACCTAAATCAAAATCTTTACGAGGCAATGATTGAGGCCTATATCAAAAAGCACAATGTAGATCGAGAGACGGCTCAGAAAGAGATCTCGAATATCACCGCGTCTATCGCCGATAGCGTCAGCGAACTAGATGAGGAGCAGCTTGATGATTGACCCAAAGGATCTACTAACGAAATCATTAAAAGGCTTTGATGAGACTCGAGACCGGTCAATGCAGATCGAGATTGGGCCTTCATCATTGGGAGGTTGCAGAAGGCGCGTGTATCACGATCTCAAACAAACTCCAGTTACAAACCCAAGCACAGAGTCGCTTGCTGCGATCCTCGGCACTTTTATTCACTCAGGAGTCGAGGAAGCAATCAGAAGGGAAGATCCTTTTGGGGATAATTATCTGACCGAAATCGAAGTCAAATCCGGTGATATGAAAGGCCATATTGACCTGTATATCAAAGATGAAGGTCTCGTAGTTGATTGGAAAACTACAAAGGTAAAATCCTTACGCTACTTTCCGTCTGAGCAGCAGCGCTGGCAGGTGCAAGTTTATGGGTGGTTGCTCTCGCAGAACGGATACGAGGTAAAGGAGGTCTCGTTGGTCGCTATTCCTCGAGACGGAGAAATGGCCGAGATCCGGGTTCACAGAGAAGCTTATGATCCTCAGATAGCCTCTACCGCTCTTGTTTGGTTGGACTCGATCAAAGAGATCGTGGCCACCGAAGCTCCTGCGCCCGCTCCGGAGGAGAGAGTTTCGTTCTGTTCTAAATACTGTAACTTCTACGATCCGTCTGGAGAAATTGGATGCCCGAGTTCAGGGAAGTAGATTGGGATAAAGCTGAGTGCTGGGATAGCCAAATCGAGATGTTCTACGATGTCGAGGAGGAGCGCAACGCATACGCCTATAACTATATCAATGCGGTGAGATCTATCTGTGTTCGCTGCCCGATTATGAAAGACTGTTTGACCTACGCCTTTGCTCA